GCAGAAGCTTGCTACTTTGATCCTACGACAGGCCAACGTAGCTGCGAATGATCATCTAGTGAACCAACTGATGATCTAAAGACGTAACTGATGATCAACTTAACAGGAAGCGAGAGACAACCAGCCGTCGACCTTAGATAACACACGGTGACTGCACTGGTTGTCTCTCTAGCCTCTTAAGCGGTGTCGCACAGAGGCTCCCTAGAATATATATGCTCTCTTAAGCTCTTAAAAGGTCATCGGATATATAGATACTTTAGTATACCTCTAGCATGACTTTAGCATACTAAAGATGCCTTGGAGGACTCTATAGAAAACCTAATGAAATCAATAGGTTGAGCAGTGGTACACCTTTATAGAGAGTATCACTCACGATAAGGCTCTGGTGCTCTTAAGTATATCTCCGGATTGCCGACAGTCATAACACACTTGGTCCATTGATCAGGCTGCTGAGTGACTGTCGGTCGTCGGTGGTGATCTGCGGATCTGTGGTCTGTCTGGTGTTTGCATTGGTTTAGTACAACTACCATGAGGATGGTAGGATAAAGACAATAGACAGAGGCTGCGGATCTGTGGAGCTATGGTCTGTCTGCTGTTTGCATTGGTTTAGTACAATAAGATTATGCTGGTTGTGTCGTCCTTAAGACAGAGGCTGATGAGGTCTTGAGTTACTTGAGATTAGGTTGGCTTTGGTTGACTATAGATAACTAGTAAAGTGTTTTATTCTAAATTGTTATTGTCGTTCATGCATTAGGGTGACCGAGGTCTACTGGAAGGCGTAAGGATCTTGTCGTTTTGGCGAAGGTGTTTCTTTAAGTTTTTATTAATAATCCCTATTCATTCTTAAGAAAAACCTAATGACACCTATAAAAATCACACAATGAAATCTAATGTCTTCGAGTGACGCCACAGATACCCCGTGGGGGTCAACGGATATCACATCCGTTGCCTACGATATCCAATGAAATCAATGTCTTATAACCAATGATTTCTTTTGCGGGTCCCATATCGTCACTTTTGACCCCCAGATACCCAAATCAATCAATCGATTTCAAAAGTCCGACTAAACCCAGCCGTTGTTGTTGTTGTAGTCAGGCCTTTGAAAGCAGAGAGCCGCCCTAAGAAAACACTCAGGAAACCCCCAAGATGGCCCTAGAAACCGGTACGTATATCAACAGTCTGAACGCAAGTAACCCTGTGTCGACTGATGGTCTCTCTCAGGCCGACGACCACCTTCGCCTCATCAAAAGCACCATCAAGAGCACCTTTGCGAACATCGACGGTGCCGTCACGTCCACCGAGGACGACCTAAACATCCTCAGTGGCGCTGCAGCCGCCGGTGTCACCTCTACAGAACTCCAGTACCTCGACGGCGTCACCAGCAGCATCCAGACGCAGCTAACGAACCTGATGCCCTCTGGGGCCATCATCCTGTGGTCTGGAGCCTCTAACGCCATCCCCACGGGCTTTGTGTTGTGCGATGGTACCAACAGTACACCTGACCTGCGTGATCGTTTTGTCGTCGGCGCCGGTAGCACTTATGCGGTCGATGAAACGGGCGGTGCGACGAGCGTGACGCTGACCACAAGCCACATGCCACAGCACAGCCACACGTTTAGTGGAACCACAGATACATCGACTACCCTTTATGATGACATTGGTTCAGGGTCGAATAATTACTTCGATGGGGGAGATGGTGGAGTAGACCGCGATTTCACAGCAAATGCAACTGCCCCTGCTCATAGTCACACGTTTAGTGGTACGACCGACAACGCTGGACAATCAAGTCCGACAGCCGTTCCGACTATTCCACCATACTATGCTCTGTGCTACATCATGAAATCCTAAGGTGCACCTCAGACATGCCTTTGTTACCTGTACGCCAACTAGGGAGCGCAGGCGTACTTACTGACCTCGATCCGTTTAACCTGCCGTTCAATGGCTTCACACGCGCTAAGAACGTCCGTTTCACTCAAGAAGGCAACGTGGAGCGCTCGCCCATCTTCCGAGACATCTCAGGCTCCCTCACGCTCGATGGCAACCCAGCGCACATCACAGGCGTCTTTGGTGGCTCTGCAGGCTACGACACGGTGACTGTCGTCACTGACCTGTACCACGTCTACACGTTCTCCAACGGCACCCTCACGTCCAATGTCGACTTTGCTGCCAGCGCCTCTGCAGTCCCCTTTACGACGACTACCCTCGCAGACGTCCAGTACATCAACCGCCCTGACCGTGTGCCTGTCTTCCTAGCCCCCGGCGGCTCCACCTTCGCCGACCTGACGAACTGGGATGCCAACCACCGGTGCAACTCTCTGCGCAGCTACGGAGACTTTCTTGTCGCCCTCAATATGACCGAGAGCAGCACCGAGTACCCCAACCGTGTGCGCTTCAGTGACATAGCGCTTGCCAACAGTGTCCCCTCTAGTTGGGACGCCACAGACGCCACGAAGAGCGCTGGGTTTAACGACTTGGTGCAGATGAATACACCTATCGTCGACGGTGAGACCCTAGGCACCAACTTCGTGATTTACTCCAGTGACCAAGTGTACAACATGGAGTTCGTAGGCGGCACCTTCATCTTTAACTTCAGAAAGCTGTTTGATGATTGCGGGGTCATCAATCAGAATTGTGTCGTTGAAGTTGAAGGTCGCCACTATGTATTCGACAACGACGACATCTACGTCCACGATGGTAACACCCGCCAATCCATAAGTGACCAGCGCGTCCGTGATTACATCTTCAGTGGCCTCGATAGTTCCAAGGCCGAAGCCTGCTTTGTGCACCACAATGCTCTCCTCGAAGAGATCTACTTCTGCTACCACACCGGCGACGACATGGTCACCATGCCAGACGCCAGCCACTGCAACCGTGCAGCCGTGTACAACTACCGCGCAAACACATGGTCCTTTGTCGACCTTCCCAATGTCGTCTCTGGCACGACAGCCAACGTCAACACTGTAGCCACTTACGCCACTGCCACGACCACATATGCCACCACCGGCGGCTCTTACCACGGTCAAGAGAGCAACTATGCGCGTCACAACGTGTTCTTCAGTAAGTCCCTCAGCGGCTCTCTGAGTAGCGACAAGCTGCTTGCCATGGATGGTGCCACCGTGGGTGCTATACAGGCCCCCATAGACACCTCAGCGACCCAGAGCATATTCCTAGAGCGTGTCGGCATAGACCTCGATCAGGAAGCCGGTAGTCCCCTCAGCGGCTACAAGGTCCTCAAAGCGTTTTACCCTCAGATCACCACCAGTGACTCTGACAGCGAAATCACGTTCACCTTTGGATCTGCTGACTTGCCCTCTGGTATCCCAAGCTATGGCACTGCAGTGACCTATGACATGTCGACAGACCACAAGGTCGACACCCGCGCCTCAGGCAGATACCTCAGCTACAAGCTTACAGACGACACGTCCAATAAGGACTTCAAGTTCTCTGGAATGGACGTCGATGTCGTCGTCACAGGACGTCGATAGCACTTTTGATTAGAACCTAAGAACCTTAGGCACTAAAATGTAGGAACCCTCAAGATATGGCACTATCGGATAAAACCAACGTACTTGCGTACCCATACGCAAGACGTCCGATGCCATCCCTAGAAGATGACTTGAAGAGATACATCCAAGAAGAACTCCAGCAACTTGAGCGCTCTATCTCTACGCTTGTGAGCAGCAGTGTGCAGGTCGCAGATAACCCCCCAGACAGCCCACGCAAGGGCATGTTGCGCTTCAACGTGTCCCCGTGGGACCCCCTTGGCGATGCCTCTGAGGGTCTTGTCGTTTACAACGGTACGGCGTGGGTGGATGTCTGAAGATGCTGGAGGGTTTCGTGTATGTGGTAGTGTTATGGATTGGTACCAACTACAGCATCATCGTGCATCCAGAGATGTTTCGGAGCTACGAAGACTGCAGGACATTCAGTCAATTCAATGCGGATCTCTTGAACCGAACAAAACCAACAGACAACGCAATGTTTGTGTCGAGGTGTATCTCTCTGAAGAAGCTCGAAACCTAATCAAAAACAAAGCAAAAGAACAAGGATAGAAACCTATGTGGGGTCAAATAGCAGGTGCCGTAATAGGCGGCATCATGGGCAACAAACGCGCCCAAGAAGACCGCAAGGCTATGGACAGGGCCAACGCAGCCAACATGGCGGGGTTCAATCAGTACAAGCCTTATGTCGACGCAGGCCTCTCCGGTGGTCAAGGTGCCTTCAACGATGTCCTCAACACAGGTTACTACCAAGGTCAAACCTTAGCTGGCACAAACCCATACGCATCAGCAGCAGCCAACACCATGGGCGGCTTTGCGCCCAGTGTTATGTCGTCTGGTTTCAACATGTTCAACTTGGGCAGCGGCTTTGGTCAAAACTACCGCGACCTCTATGATCGCGCCCAGCAAGATAGCCTCAGCGGAGCCATCGATTACGCCAACGAGAACGCAGGCGCTCTCACAGACGCTCTGATGAGTGACGCTCGCCGCAACACCCAGCTTGCCATGCAGGGCAACAACATGTCGTCCTCAGGCACAGGTAACGTAAACAGCAGCCGCGCCGGTATTGCTGACGCCGCTCTTCTGAGTGATCTAGCGAGACGCTCAGAGGCAACCGGAGAGACCGTCAGAAACAGCCTGATTGACCGTAAGATGAACGCTGACGCTGCTGCATTCGCAAGATCTATGGACGCCAACGCACAACTTGCGAACACCTACAACAACGCCATGAACACAATGTCGACTGGGGCAGGCTTCGGAATGGACGCAGGTCGCTACTTGCAGGGCGAAGAGCAGAACCGTCTGAATGACGACAGAGCGCGTTTCGAGGGCAACCGCGACTTCGGTTACAACATGTACAAAGACTACATGAGCGGCATGTTGGGTCGTGCGCCTACTACTGACAACAGAGT